TAGTCTCCAGAGTGTCGCTGTGCCGCCACATGAGCGACCGCACGGTGTCACGGGCAAGCCCTGTGATCTCGGAGGTGGACTTGATAGACTTCCCCTGTGCGAGCAGCCAGAGGCATTTTGCCGCCGCCTGCGGGTTCCAGAACTCCACACGCTGCCTGTTGCCGTGTTCCTCGGCTCGACGCATGACCTCTGCGAACCATTCTTGATCTGGTTCTGCGGTTAGTTTCTCGCTCATGGTGGTTAGTTTTACTTCAGCTTCGCGGCGTTTGCAATAGCTGAAGCGTATTGAATTTGACCCCTTGCTGATTTCTTGGATGGAACAGAAGCACGAATTGGGAAGTCGGTATGTTGTTGCGTCATGATTTGACCTTTGGTTTTTGGAAATGTCTCTTCAACAACTTGATAATACCCAAGCTTTGCGACTGGTTTACCTTTCAATACATATCCATATGACATGTGCTCTGGAACCCCGGCTTCTTTTGCTGTCATAATCTTCTCATCAGCACCTAGTGGATCAAACTTTATAATTGCAACCGCAGCACCCGTTGGGATTCCTTTGAATGCTGGCTCCTCAATGTCGTTAACGATTTTTCGAGCATCTGGAAATCCAAGTTTTGCCATTTTTTGAGATAATAATGCTTGGTATGCTATTTTCTCTCCTTCAGATTTAGTTGTAGTTTTCGACTTCTTAAAGTAAGTTGCTCCACGCTCAATTTGAGGCATTGATAGAATGGCTTCTTTTGCCTCTTCCAATGAATTCCATTTATCAGCGTGTTTTGCTACCCACGGGTTCTTTTTGACATCCTTGCCTTCAAGTGTTTTGTAAACAGTTCTGCGAGCAGCATTCAACTCGGTTAGTGCAAGTGCCTTTGAGATTTGTTTATTTTCTATAGCATCAGAAAGAATTTTAAACCAGATATTTGCAAATGTTTTGTTTCCAACAACATTTCCTTCCTGCATTAGAACCAACTTAACATACCCTTTATTTTGTGCTGCTCTATTTGCAACAGTTCTAGCAACCCCTGTAGAGTTAAATGCCCATACCACACCATTATCTAGGTTTTCCTTGATTGTTGGATAGAACATTCCTCCCTGCAGGTCGATTCCCATGTACTCACCAACCCTCATGCGATCAATGTGGATTGCCGCCAAGGTTGGTGTTTCTTTCTCAATTTCAGCCAGAAGCCTTGGTGTCATCGTTGGGAATGCATCACGATCAGATTCAGGCATGAATCTCACTTGACGCGAGAGCATCCTATCCCAAGGAATTGGGTTGCCAGTTAATGGCAGAGATTGCACATCAGAATCTGGAGCGGGTGTCCCTTGCTCGGTAGTTTCGTCTGGTCGATCAACTACTTTTACTTCAACATCACCCTCTGGCATATACCGCATATCCCTACTCCCCACATCAAACCGCTTGCTCAACGGGATGACATTGCCAGAGTCGTCGCGGGTGATGGGGTCTGCGGATTTGATTCTTGTTGCATTTGTGATTGCTACTTCTGTTCCGTCTTCTGCATTATTTGGAATATAATCTACTTCTGGATCAATCGCCAAATATGCGTTAATTTCACGAGATCCATATCCTTGTTTGAATCCCTTGTCTTCAAGCATTTTAGTTAGTTTCCTAATTTTAGGCCCATCAACAGTAAAGAAAACTGCTGGTTTTCTAAATTTAATGTTTCCACCAGACGCTGAACCAGTTTTAGATAAATCAAAAACACTAAATTTATCACTATTAGTGCGATGAAAGGCACGAACACTATAGCCTGCCCTCTTCGCAGCCTCATCCACCATCCTCTGCTGCGCCTCCACATCACCAGACTCCACAGCTTTCATGTAGTCGGAGTCTAGTTTCTCTGGCATAAACCGCATCTGACCAGTCTGCGAAATCTTACGCATCTCTGGGGTGATGTTCACCTTCCAGATTGGTTTGTAGTCATCATCTGTTGGTTCCTTATACCACGCTTCGCTTGAAGGTTCACGAATATCTATCTCTGCCTTCTCGACCTTTCCGCCGAACTGCTTGACATACTTGCCAACCTCTTTCGGGAGCATGTTGTCGTAGAAGCCCTCAAAGCCCTCTTTCCGTGGCATGGATACGCCGGAATCCTCCGTCGCCATTTTTTTCCACAACTTTGCGCCGAGGGCTTCGGGGTTCTGCCCTTCGGTAAGAGACGGACGAATGGCTTCGACAAACTGCGCTTCCGTTGTGACGGTTTTCGAGTTCTGCGGATTCAGGTTTCGCGCATCCGCTTCGCCTTCGAGGTCGATCCCGGCAGCGTTGCCTCCGTGCTGCGATTTTGCGTTGATAAGGAAAGTCCCATCTGACTGCTTTGCCCACTCGATCCGCTCCGTCCCCCATCGGTCGATGTGGGGTTGCGCCGTGGTAAATCCAATCCAGTCCTTGCCACCATCCACGGCATCACGCAGTGCGCGTTTGAATAGTTGGATGGGCCAAGTGGTGCGGAAGGGTGCGTCTGCGACAGATCCTTGAAGGTCGCCTGAGTTAGCACTAAGAATTGCTTCCTCGCGTGTTTTTGATCCAAAACCAACTTGTGTTTTAGATGCGTCAAACACCATCCATTCAGTTCCAGTTTGTGGGCCGCCCCTGTATGCATAAGTTGGGACTTCATCAACCGTCCATCCTTGTGGCAAGGTCGTTCCTTCGCCACGATACCCCTTCTTCCTCCCCGCCTGATGCCTGTCAGACTGGAACTCCTCCACGAACAAGCCCTCGCTACCATCGTCCAGCGTGCGCTCGTTTGTACGCATGTGGGCAACATAGTTGGGGATGTCGTGGAAGTGGGAGGAGGTGTACCCAGACACCTCATCTGTTGGCGTTATATTTGCTAGGTAATCTGAATCTTTAAGTTGCTTTAATTCAACCAAAGCCTCTTCCCTATTTTTATATGTTCCAACAATATCACCTCTGCCATTTCGCAATGTATATCCAGATGTTTTAGGCATCGCCAGCACCACCTCGCGGTAGTTCTCGCCGCCGGGGAGGACATATTGGGAGAATTTTGTGCCATCGTGCAGGTTTTGCAACAATGCCTCATCGTAACGAGAGAAGTCACCAGACTGCTCTGCTTCCTTGCGTAGCGCATCAAGATCCTTTGGTTGGAATTTCTTTCCAACATCAACCTCCTCAAACCTAACCCTACCCTCGTTACGAAGGTAGTTAAGCAGATCCTCCTTGGACACCTTGCCGTCCTTCTCCAGACTCGCCAACGCCTGCTCTATGCCGCTCCACTTGATCTCGTCTGCCTTCACTCCACTTCCCCGTGTCGGGTCGATGGTGGCCATGATCTGCTGCGCTGTGGCGCGGGTGGGAACCTTGTCGGTGATGACACGCTCAAGCTGGGAGTAGAACTTGTCCTCGTCCACGCCCTCTGGCATGAAGCGGGTGGGGGTCTGCTCACCCTCTGGCATCGCTCGCTGGGCTTCTGGCATGCGGACTTGGCTTACCGCCTCGTAGCTGAACGGCATTGCTGCGTATTCCTCTGGAGCCATTGGGACTGCCTTGCTAACGCGATCTGCGCGGTAGGTGCGGTAGACATTGTCCTTGCTCTTAATGCCATCCTCCAGAAGCATGGGGTTTAGTACGGCTTGCTCCTTCTTGTTAAGCAGACCGAACATAGTGTTGATGAAGTTCTTGCGCTCAGTTGCCTCGACAGCGCCATACTTCTGCTTGAAAAACTCAATGCTGTCCAAGCCTTGCTTGTGGTAGTCCATCATCGCCTGCGTGTCCCGCAGGATCAAATCCACATTGCCACCATACAGCTTCTTGCCACGCCTGTCCTGTGAGCGTTTCTGGATGTTTTCATGAAGCTTGGTTACGGACATAAGCCCGAACAGCAAGTTGCCGTCCTTGGAGATGGTGACAGCGACTGGAACCGTGTCGCGTAGAGTCGCGCCCTGCGGCTTGTAAACCACCTTCCCAGCCTTGTTGCGGGTAGTAGCAGGGAAGTTGATCATGACAACGCGATCTCCAGCACCCTTGCGGATCAGCTTGTTCATCTCTCGGATGATGCGCTTCTGCTCTGGGTTGTACCTGTTCTTGGCGAACATCTCGGTGAGGACATCGTTGGACAACCATCCGGGCTGGAATTGCCCCTCGTCGTCCACATGCGCCTCGCCCTTTTCTGGCGCATAGTTCTCCGCCCTCTTCCTCCTCATCACCTCAACAGCAGTAAGCCCTGCAAGCGCACGCGAAAGCTCCGTAGCCCTATCCAGTGACACAGGCTTGCCGTCCTTCATGATCGGCTTGTTAGCATCGTCAACCTGCACAAGCGGGTGAAGAAGCTCGGCATCAATGCTGTCAGATGGGTTGAGAAGGATCGGCGCACCAGAGTCTGGCTTGTCGCTCATGAGAGGGTCAAATTGCCCCGGAACAAGCCCTGCACTGCGCCTGTTCATGTCGCGGAACATCTTGTTGGTGATCGGGTCTCGCTTGACACCTTCTGCGTCTAGGATGCCGTTTCCAGTCACCCACGCACCATTCTTGTCGATCATCCCGCCGCTCTTGAAGTGGAGGTCTTTGAGGACTGGAATCCTCGGCAGGACGGTTTCAAGGATTGATCCAAGTTTGCGCCTAGCAGCACCACTGGATGCAACCGCTCCAAGCTCACCACTTTCAGCCATTGCTGCGTACTGGTCAGCGTGCTTCTCGATGAAATACTCAACCGCAATCTTGTCGAGCGGGTAGATGGCATCTCTCTCGGCGTTGGACATGCCCTCAACCCCAAGACGCTTGTAATAACCATCGCGGAATGCCTCGAAATTAGGGTCTAGTTTACCATCCCTAGAACGGAACAATCCACCAACCGTGTTGTTCTTGGTGTCACCTAGGAACAGGGCGGCGATGCCGGGTTCCATGTTGTTCTTGATGACCGTGTGGTGGAGCGTTTCGTGAGCAACCAGTGCCTTGATCGGGTTGGTTGAATTAACATTGATAACTGCCGTGTTGGTGTTGGGGTCGTACCTGCTAGCACCAGAGTCCTTAAAGGTGTAGTTGAGTGTTGGGTTGGCGATGGCGTAAGTGGAAATAGCCCTGCGAGTTCCAGCGGGAATTGCTTCAAACAATGCCTTCTGGCGGGTGTCGGTCAAGTTGCGCCTAAAGTTGAGTTCGTCACCAATGGAAAGCTCGCGCATGCGCTTCTTGGTTCCCATGAATGCGCCACCACCCGCGGCAAATGAGCCTCCAATAACAAACGATTCTGCTCCAGCTTGCCAAAGTGTTTCTGGACGCATGTCAGCACCATCAGACAGGTACTCAAACATCAAGTCCGTAGGTGCGGCTGCGGCAATACCACGACCAGCCCTGCGGATTGTGTCAGAGGTTACACCACCTAGATCTAGCATGTTGAATGTGTGTGCAAATCCACGACCCAATGAACCGGGTGCGGTATGTGCTGCCACACGCTTCCAGAACGGAATCTGACCACGCACATTCTCCATTTCCTTGCCGACATAACGGAATAGTTTTCCGTAGTTGGACAGAACATTGCCAGTTTTGAGTGCAGCCGCTCCTGCACCAATCGCTCCAATAATGGGATTTCCAGCCAAACCAACAACCCCGGCTGCGCCAACGGCTGCTGTGTACATTTGATCTAGGCCACGCTCTTGCAGGAAGTTTGTAACCGCTGTGTCAGTCTTTGAAATAGTGTCACCAACACGCTCCAAGGTTGCGCCAACTGCCTTTGCTGGCATGGCTCGCATCTGCCTACCAAGTTCCATCGTTTGCAGAACCTTTTTGGAATACTCTTCTGGAATCCTAGTAGCTAGGCTATTGCGTTTTGCAATTAAGCTATCAAGCTCGGCAGTAATAGTTGGAAGTGTTGATCTAATTTGATTAGCTTCAGCAGTTACCCTGCTTGCGATCTGTGATGCCTTTGCTGATCTCTCAAGTAGTGCTGGTTGCGTTTTTGCACCTTCAGCAAAATTAGCAGCCATACGCTGCGCAAGATTAACTGTGGGTTCAACCTTGGCCAAGGCTGCGCGACTTGCTTGAACAGCAGTATTGCCCTGAGCAATTGCAATATCCATTGCTGCAATCTTGCCCATTGTTTTTTGCGCACCAAGCATTGCCCTAGAAGCAAGTGGAACTGCTTTTGATGCCTTTACAGCAAATGCCGCTGGAATGGCATTGGTCGGATCACCAACGATATTCGTAAACGCACCAACCCTTCCATACACCCTGTTGAATTCTTCGTCGCCAAGTTCTTGTTTTGCCGCTTCTGCTTTTTGAACTGCATTATCAATCCCAAAAACGGTTTCACCAATCTCACCAGCTTCCATGTCGGCTAGACGCTGGTCGGCTGCCCACTGCTGGTAACGAGCGGCAACCAACTCATCTTTTGAGTTTTTAATGTTGGCATTTGTTTGCTCGATTTCTGGTGGTTGTGGTCTTTGAATGCCAGTAATTTTCTCTAGCGCACCATAAACTGGTGAAAGTATCGACTCATCAATAAACTGCTTGTCGGAAGCAAGACCAACATCAATCAAATTTGATGTCTGAATAACATTTTTGTACATGTTTTCAGCTATGGATAGTTCCGTAGCCTCTCCCCGCGCCTTGAGATAGTCTGGTCTAGAATCCTCCATGCCCAGCAATCCGCCCCAAGTTCTGGAATTGTACGCCAGACCCATTGCTTGCTGTTGAGCCAATTCCGCACCACCATAAACGGCATCTCCAGCAAACTTTGTAACATTGCTAAGAATTTCACCCGGAGTGGAACTTGATCTGATAACTCCATCCTCCCAAAGTATATCAAACTTTTCCTTGCTTCCGGGTTGCTGGAACCACTCTGGGTTTTTCATATCCTCAATTGAAGTAAGATACGCCTGACCCTTTTCGTTAATAGTTCCATCCTCGTTGAACACACCTGACTGCTGTAGGTTGTAAAACAACTGACCTCTTTCGGTTGGATTTCCATCTTGGTCTACCAACCCTAATGCACGAACTTTATTTGCGTCTAGAGGCTTAGAGAAAACTTCTAGTGGTGATTTTGCGATTTCACCAGCATCGTTTCGCAGCGAGTCCACCTCCGCCCCCACAACATCCGTTACGGCTTGCTCGTATGGAGTGATGGACACCATGTCCCTGTCAAATTGCGCTTCAGCTTGATTTACGAAGTTCGATAAAACTTGAGGAGATTCCTGCGGCACAACCATACTTTCCTTGGCTGGTGTCTCGGTAAGACTCTTAACCTCGGGGGCTGGTTGTGGTTCGTAGACATACTGCTCCAGCGGCGTGAGATCACGGGTAACTGGTGCTTGAACAGGTTGGTTGTACGCCTCAACCAGAGTCTGTGGTTGCAGAACCTCTAGTTGCCCAAGAGTTCTCTGGACATCCTTTGCAAACAAATCCAGTCCACTTTTGACAGCTTTGTTGAATTTGGGCTTTTCTTCTTCGGGTACATTGAATGCCATTACCTTAAAGGTGGTTTGTTATTTAAATTTATTGAAGAACTCGTTTACCCCGCTAACTGTCTCTTCTTTTTTTTCGTTAGGTTTCGGTGGTTCAGTGTCAATCTGTACATCTGCACCAGTTGATTTTTTATACTGATTGACCCTTTCCACAATATCATCCCTAAACGATTTTGCGGCAGACAATGCGGTCTCATTTCTAGTAGTAAGTCCAAGTGGAATTAAATACTTCTGTGCTGCGGCGACTTCTCCTTCTCTTGCCACAGAACTTGGGTCAACAGTCTTTGCGTATGCAATTGCCATTTGATATGGGAGTTGACCAAGTTTTGCAGATCCTGCTGAGGATGCAATTTCAAATGTTCCATATTGCTTGATTGCGTCAGTTAATTGATCGGTAAAGCGTAATGCGGCAGATGCGTTTTGCTCAAATGTAACATCCGCTTGTGTTTTCTTTGGCGTTTTGTCTTCTTCCTTTTTCTCAAGAACAGGAAAAGATGATTTGGCAATTTCCCTAGCCTTGTCTGGGTCTACTTGAGCAAGGGCTGTAATGGATTGCACCAAAGAGTTATCAAATTGATTTCCACTTTCAGCAGATCTTTTAGCAAGTTGATTTAATTCGGCAATAGTCGCAGCGGTGGTAGCTTCCTTTTTTGCTGTGTCTGCTGGCGTGGTGTCTTGTGGTCTTGTTGCACCTTCACCCTTAATGTTTGATCCATAAAATCTAGCAATCTCCTCAAAATCATTGCCCATGGTTTCAAAGGCCTTGTTTTGAATCTTGCCCATCAACCCCTGCTCGAAAACATCGGCTTCTGCATTAAATCCTCTAGCCCTTAATAGTGCGATGCGTTGTTGGGCATTTCCAATTTTCTCTTTAGCTTTTGGCCCAGCATTTGGGACAACCTGTGTAAATGTTTCAAGAAGATTCATAATTATTCAAAGGGGTTAAACCCTCCGTTGCTAGATGCGGTAGGTTTTGCTCCGCCACCCCCACCACCACTTTGCGATGCCGCAAACTTCTGTTGGCGAAGGTTCATCATTGTGTTTTGGTTGATTAAACTTTGCACTTCAAAACCAGTTTTCATCGTGCTAAACAGCGATTCTGCGGCAGCAATTCGCTGAGACAATGGTATCTCTTGGTCGTCAAGAGTAGATTTAAGTTGCCCAATTCCCGGAACTAGGTCTGGGGCTTTAGCTTCAAGCAATCCAGCAATACGGCTTGCAGTATCAACAGACTTAGCCTTTTCCTTTTGTTGCTTGTAGTAATCTCCAATTTGAGTTATCCCTTGTGCAATCCCTTGCCCAAGGTTCTGTATCCCCTGCGCTTGGATCTCCGCAGCCCTTGTGAAGCCAGAGTAATCCTGCACAAACATCCGTGGGTCTACACCCGCTCCTAGCATCTGTCCTTGTCCGTATGGCATATTATTAGTCTTTCATGTAGCTTAATTTTTCTTGATCCGCCCAAGGGACAAGAGAGGAAATATTTTCAATGGTCATGCTTAGTTTTGGGCAGTATACAAATTTAGGTGATTGTGGGTTTCGATTGATACAGCTAGTACAGGCATGAACATAATCAACATTATGGCGTTTGTCTATCTTTTCCCCCCAGACCCCATTGAGTTTCTCGTAACGATCCTCATCGTATGGAACATTGTTTGCCTCAATGTAATCCCATATATCTTCATGAGTCCAATCACGAAGTGGGAACATCATCGTAGCCTGTTCAGTCAAAACCCTTGATTCAATTCTTGTTCCAGCATCACCACCTAGAATTGGGTCTGAGTCGCATCCTTTGTGACCAATCCACAGGCAATCAAATGCAGGTACTTCAAGGTAATGCTGCTTTGGCCGTTTAAGAATATCCAAAGCACAAGCAAACTTAGTGTCGTTTGTCGGCTCGGTAATTCCAGTTGGACAAGTTAAGATTGTTGAGTTCGCTCTGTAGTGATTTTGAACCTCCCACTCATCGCCTTCTTGTTGGAATGCTGATTGATAAGGATGCCACGAGTAAACAAGCAACCCCCAATCCTGCACGATTTTATCATGAAACTTATATTTCCATGGTTGCCACGGTTCTCGAAAAAATACTAATGGCAGCTCAATCCCCATGTCTCGCATGACATGCAACAAAACCATGCTATCTTTGCCGCCAGACCAACAAATCATTCCTTTTGGGAAGTGCTTTGCGCCAGAGGCAATTAGCTGTTTTGTTTTTTCAAGTTTTGTCATTAAATGAGTGCTGCTCCTACTGCTCCAGCGACAGCCCCACCTGCGGCCATCATGCCAGCAGAACGTGTTGCGCTTGCCTGTGCGTTAGCTGACCCTGCACCAACGGCGTTCTGCCTGTTAGCAGCACCAAGGTTAAGCGCAGATCCAACATCAAAGAGTTGAGGCTTACCAGCACCAATTGCGTCAAGACCAAGGCCCATCATTTGGTTGCCAACTTGGTAGGAAAGAGGTTGGCTACCAAGAAGCTGGAGTCCGGGTGCGGTGTAAAACTGACCTGCAAGATTGAACGCTTGTTGTCCAGCTTGTGCCGCCTCTGCTCGCTTCCGCGCCATGATGTCCTCACGGCCCATGATCTCTGAAGCAATGGCGGCATTTCCACCAACACGACCAGCGGCTTGTGCGCCTTCTCTAGCTGTTTGCTGATACATGCGCCGCTCCTGTGGCGTTACACCTTGAGCTGAGGCATATGCGCGTTGTGACTCTTGTTGCGCTTGTTGTACTGCACTCGCCTGTTCGGGTGATAGACCAGCCATCAGCCCACGGGTGAGCCCAGCTTGTCCAGTCATCTGACCAAGTTCAGCCTCACGCGCCGCGCCAAGTTGCTGCGCCGTCTGTTGGGTAAACTCTGGAGACATTCCAAGCATTCCAAGGCCAAACCGAGAAACATCTTGAAGATTAAGGTCTTGAAACTCTGGTCGGTATTGCTGCTCGAACGATAAGATACCCGGCATTGATTGCTGGTATGCCGACAACATTTTAGCCAAATCGCCAGACGGGTCGAATTTTGGTGCTTTTACTGATTTAGGTTTACTTCCCATGAAATTAACTTTCTTTTAACTTTGAATAAAACTTATACATGTCGTGGACTCTTGTGCGATCACTTCCCTTGAAGCTGCGCTGGAATGCAATGAAGTCGTAGTGTTGAATGTATTTAGACAACGCTCCACGCATGTCCCCTGTGGTAAATGTGACGAACAGGGTGTCTCCGTCGTCAACATAGACTGCTTGAGTTGGGTTTGCACGGAACACGCTAAAGCCCATAGCAAAACAATCCATATCGCAAATAACAACGCCATGACATAAGTGCCATGTGAGAAGTTGTTGGAAGTCGATACCTTCTTGTTCATATGTTGCTATTGCTTTAGCTAGGTGCTGGTTCATCGAGATTCCAATTCTGCAACCTTTCGCGAAAGTTCTTGGGCGGAAGCGACAAGAATTGGAACTAGTTTTGAGTAATCAACTTGCTGATAGATTGGATTGCCGTTTGCGTCAACAGCGTCCTTTGCTCCAGTTACAGCGTTTGGTACAACAGCTTGAACTTCATGTGCAATAAACCCGTCCGACCTTTCTCCATTTTCAACCCACTCAAAATTAACCGGGTTTAGTTGTTGCAGTTGCTGTAGTGCTTCAGATATTGGAACAACATCGCTTTTTAGTCGATAATCGGATGACGACCCATAGTTGACCCCAGTTGTTAATATTGAAATAGTGCCACGAAGTGTTGTCCCGTCTGGAGCCATAAACGAACAAGCAGCAGCTGTGTTTCCTGAGGTAACAATAGATGGAACAAATCTAATCCCATCATCCGTATTGTTGTTATTAAATCCCTTAATAAATACTTTATCGTCGTTACTGGTATTATCTATGACCAACTTTGTTGATTTGGTTGTACCATTGACATCCAGTTTTTGAGATGGAGCACCAGTCCCAATCCCCACATCCCCGTTTGTGGCAATGCGCATGCGTTCTGTATTATTTGAATAAAACTCAACTGTCCCATCTGCGGAACTAAACATTCCAGAATCATTATCTCCGGGGGCTGAAAAAGAATATCCGTTATTATTTGCCCCATTGGAGCCGGGTGTACCGCCACGCGCTCTAAACGAGTTTGCGGTGACGGTTTGATTACCAAAACTGGGCGAAATCTTTGTGCCAGCAATAGCCGCAGATGCGTTGATGTCAGCATCTACGATAGTGCCATCCGCAATCTTGTCAGATGTCACAGAGTTTGACCCAAGCCTACTGTTGTTGATAGCGTTAGCTGAAATACTCAACTTGCCGGACGCAATATCCAGTCCACCGCTTCCACCAGATCCACCAAGCACGGCATCAGCAGTCATCACGGTTTCGTCGATGATATTATTCATCTTCGTGCTAGTAATCGTGTCAGTAGCCGTAAAAGTGTAAGTTGTATTAACCGCGCCCATAACTTATTTCTGTGAAATGATTTGTCTATTTGTTACTGATCCAGCAACTTTGATTGAGTTTATCTTGGCTGAACCCTGTGTCCTTGTCAAGATCATGGTTCCTGTATAGCCCCTAATACCACCAAGCCTGCACCTAATGCTTGCCGTTTCAGCCTCTGATGGGTTGGTTGATTGTAGGATTTGTCCATCAAGGAATTGAGTGGTGGTTCCAATAGTCGATGAGTTGTCTGGGTCTTCAGCGGCAAACTCAATTAGGTATTCAGAATTCTGGCTGGGCAACCCCTGCATATTGATCTGCGAGTCTGTGTACCTTTTCCGCTCCAATGTCTCAAGGTCGTAGCCACGGGTGATTAGTTTAGACAGAATGGGTGCTGATGTCTTAACATCATTAGTGTTGGATACGCTAATAGTGTCATTAGAGTCATCAAATGCTTCCAATTGGTGCAATCCTCCGTTTGCAGTCACAGCATACAGGTTATTTCTTACCCCCGCTGAACCAATAATAAGGTCTTCAATCAAGAATCTAGTGTCACCAAAGGTATCTAGCGACTCCCAGCCTCCATTTAGGAAGTTGTACACCAAAATTGAGTTGTTCCCGCGAGCATCGTTAATGCCCGGAGCGGAATCCAGCGGAACCGCAAGGTAATACCTGTTATCAAACAAGATTCCAACTGACTTGTTGGACAAATCCTTGTTGAGCCTGTCAATGTATGGCTGGATGTTCTTGGA